CGATACGGTAAGTATAAGAGGGTTATGAACCCTACACTTCAGGACAAGAATCGTACACTATACCGGTGTACTGTTTGTCTCAAGCTGTCGTATAAGTAGTAATGCTGAGCCAGGAAAGGAGGTAGTATCGAGTTTCTAATTGGAGCCACAATTGTTGTAACGGTAGTACTGGCTATGTCGGTACTAAGCAAGACACACGGAGGATAGAATGACAACGGACTTTGTGACAAGAGCAGATCAGCTAGAGTCCTCAGGAACACCGCTTAGGCGTTTCTGGGGCACGTTCCATGACTACGAGATTAAGATGGACTCCCGGCAGGAAGGTCGGTATCTCGTAGACTTGAACTTTACCGACATTGAGATCGTACCGTTCCCAGACGACCATGAGTTGTTCCCCGGAGCCAAAGGTTCGGTAACTCCTTATAACTACCCCGTATGCCAGATCAACATGAGGTATAATAAGGGTAGGTCAGGAGGCGTGTCGGACCGGGGCGGTTGGGGAATGTTCCTGCGCTCAATGGAGGAGCAGGGTTTCTTGGACCTCGTTGAGTCCAAGGGGTCTAGGTGGCTTATGGAGGCTGAGGATAACCACCTCTACGGCGAGAACGATGCGGGGGAGGAGATCCGAGGTATGGTCTGGAGCGTTGTCGAGTCGAGTACGAAACCTACAAGCGCGGCAGATAGCAGTAACGGTTCAAGCCTGACAGAGGATGAGCTAAAGCAGCTGCTAAGCCTCATTGATGGGAAGGATCTCAGCGAGTTCTCGCAGGCTGCCCTGCAGGACCCAGTTGGTCGGAAGGTTCAGAGCGAGATATTCAACAACAAGCTTGTGGCAAGCTGGATTAGTGAGGGGTTAGTGGAGCTGGAAGGAGAGACCTACAAAGTCATAGCGGGTAAGTAGGAGCTGTTAGGGCTGCGGCGGTGTGGTGCGACACACAAGGCCTAGAGGTGGACTCTTTAGGAACTCCCAGAGTCGGTTGGAATCCGGCCCGCAGCCCAGTCTCTCAAGTAGGAGTTGGTAGAATGAAACACAAAGATATAACGCCGATGGTCAAGGCGCTATCCGAGGTAAAGTGCCCAGAACCTGGGTGTCCTAACGTTGAAGGCTTTGATGGTCTATACAATCCAGGCTGCAATACCTGCAACGACACTGGGCGCAAGTATTCCCTGACAGAGCCCTGTCCTGGACTACCCCGACTACACGTGGCCTTCGGGCCTATTAAACACCGAGCAGAACCGCATGGCTGCTGCGATGGCTCAGGCACGAGGCTGGTGTCCGAGGAGGTGGCCGCAATTCGCATACTGGAATGCTCGAAGCCTGGTGAAGGTATAGCACGCTTACCTAATGGGTGGACTACCGACCTCGGATGGGGAACGATGGCAAATCCTAAGGATACTACCGCTACCATAACGATCATTCAAGCAGCCGCCAAGCTAGAAGGAGCCACATATGAACTTCACACTTGACCCCAGACTACAGCACGAGCTAGAAGACCGCGTGAGGTCCAAGTACATATCATCTCGAGACGACCTCCATGTGACGGACCTTATTAGGTGCCTAACTGCCACCTATTATGACAAGGTAGATCCTCTACCATTCGAGGATCAGTCTGTTATGTTCTTTGCGATTGGATTTGCTTTGGAAGAGGTCATGCTTCGTAACGGGGCTGAGAAGCCCCAGGTTGAAGAGGTGGACGGCATAGTTATGACTGAGGACTATATCTCACTGTCAGGAAATGTGGGGGTAGACCTAAAGACTACAAGGATGAGGCTGGATAAGGACACAGGCATCCCCACGTATGGGTGGCCGGAGTCTTGGATCAAACAGTTCATGGCTTACGCTAGGAAGCGGGGGTCGTTGTACTACTCTGTAGCAGTGATAGAGCTGATAGCTGCTAAGCTGACGTGTGGAACTTTCACGTTCACGCAGGAGGAGCTGGACGATAACTGGAAGTATATGCTAGAGCGTCGAGATATCTACACGGATGCCATGTTTCAGGCGGAGCCGCCTGAGTCGTTCAAGTATAATGAGGACTGGGAGTGCAAGAATAAGACTTCCACATGTAGGTATTTGATGAGGTGTCAGCAGAGGCAGAAGATAGAAATGGTTAGGCAGTAAAGGAGCCGCAATGAGTACAAAGCTAGGAATGAGAGAGCTAGATCTAAGTGTAGGTGGGCTACCGCCGGGAGTAGCCGTACTGGTAGGCCCGCCAGGTACCGTCAAGACTACCACTGCTATGACTTGGCCAGGTAAGGTCATGATCTATGACTTTGACTTGGGAGCCCAACGAGCGTGGAAAGTTCGCGAGCTTATGGCACAGGGAGTGGTCAAGGTTAAACAGGTGCCAATTCCTGAGAAGTCTATCACTACCCGGTACCAACGGATGGAGGGGTTCAGAGATATCTGGCGTGAGTTCACCAAGGACTTCTTCGAGACCTGTGAGAATCCAGAGTATCGCACTATAGTCATAGACACCATGACATATGAGTGGAGCTTGTGTTGTGATGCTTATTTGGAGGAGCTACAGGACGCTCAGCTAGAAAGAGAGCCTAACAAGAAGGATATACGCCGACAGCTTACGCAAATGGAGTTTCGTGAGCCTAATGCTAGGCAGAGTACGCTGTTCAGTACTGCCAGAGGCTATGGCAAGTGGCTCATAATGGTCGCGCATGAGGCAGATGACTATGCCGTACTGAAGGACCCAGAAGGTCGTGAGGTTAAGGATGAGGATGGTAGGCCTGTAAGCGTAGTTGTAGGGAGTAAGCCTGACGGGTTTAAGCGTACGGTAGGCATGTCAGACTGGGTGTTTTGGTTTAGGACCGAGCAGAAGGACGGTGAAGTGCCTGTACCCTTTGCCAAGATATCTAAGTCAGGCTGGGGGATAGATTTAGTAGGCGTAGAGATGGAGCAGCCGTCGCTGAAGATGCTAGAGGATAGGCTGGTACAGTTGGGGAGGCTATAATGAACCTCCTATATGTAGACGTCCATGAGCCTTACGAGATACTAGAGTTATTGGAGCAGAGCCACAAGACAGTTAGAGCATCTATCAATCCAAGTAAGCCGGACTATGCTTGGACTGATATTAAAGGGTTTGAGAGGGGTGTTACTCGCAAGCAGATGGGCGAGTTGCTGGGAGACCTTGATGCGTTTGAGGATCAGCTTAACAGAGATATTGCCTCGTGTGACGAGATCACTGCACTGTTTGAAGGCGTCGCAGTGCCGACGGGTAGAGGGGCGCAGATATTCAAGAGATCAGCAGACGGCAAGTTCTGGCATCCTTATACAGAGATTCCAAGGCCTGAAGCTAGACCTCAACCAGGTTTGTGGAAGAGGTTTGAGGGGTTGAGATGGAGCCTTGAGCACGAATGTGGGGTGTCGGTTATTAGCACCGTAGACATGGAGACATCGGCTCATGCTATAAGTGCGGCATTTCGGCAGAGCATGAAGTCGGAGCACACCACTCTCCAGCGGTATGTTATACCCCATATACCTCCGTTCAATATCAACCGGCATGTGGATAACCTGGCGAGGTTGAAAGGTGCGGGTATCGGGGTGGAGAGAGCCAAGAAGTTGATTGCTACTCATAACACTTTCTATGACACGGTAGTGGCTCCAGTAATAATGATTGAGAACGACATAGGGGTAGCAGCGACGGAGAAGTTCTTGAGTACATTGGGGAGGTGGGAGTAGTGCAAGAGTCAGTAGCCTGGTGCTATATATGCAATAGAGAGGTAGCTCCAGATAGCCCGTGCAGTCATGTGGCTGCTACAAGTGAGGCCCAGGTAGCTGAGGCTAAGGCTCCAAAGCAGAAGTGGAATCGACGGAAGGCTCAGATAGGTCAGCTAGTTGAGATAGTCTATCATAGTAGGCTACAGCTAAGCTTACGAACTCATCTGGGTCATAAGGGTAGAGTAATGGCAGCTGATCACAGGGCTGTGGGGCCTAGAGCTAATCAGGTTAAGCTGCAGTACTTCATAAACTGCGAGTGCGGGGGAAAGTTTTGGACTCAAAGCCAGTGCTTTGAATTAGTGGTATAGGACTGTAACTATGGATCTTCACATTGACAAGTACATAGTATTTGACAAGAACACTAGTGCAGTACTACCATTCTCGGCGGTACTGGTAGACCCTAGAAGTCAACAGTCAATCGACGCTATCTTTACGGAGCCTATTCCTCTGCCAGTATATGTTCCGCCTCATACGAGGTGCTTGCTTAGTACTACTGAAGTATTAGATGTACCGGAGGGTGCGGCAGGGTTCGTCACGTTACGGAGTACCTTTGCTCGGTTAGGTTTCATATCTCCTCCAACGGTAGCAGACCCTGGGTTTAGAGGTCAGCTGACTATGGAGCTGTTTAACGCCAGTAATCATAAGATACATCTTCAGCCTAACGAGAAGGTGTGGAGTGTTATACTCGTCCAGCTGGTACCGGGGTATGAAGATATGTATAAGGGGAGGTATCAGGTACAGAAGGGGTTAACACTGCCTAAGGCTTTGGAGCCTATAGACCCTCTGCCAAGTAGAGGAGCTTATAGGCAGGACCCCAAGGAGTCTATCAGTATACCTAGGACAAGAGCTGACTTACCAGGAGGTGGCTTAGATGTTCGGAGATAACAGAGAGCGGAACGATCAAGGATGGTTGATATATCCTAACGACAAGAACTATCGGAGTCAGTACTTCGTACACTGGAGTGAGGTACTGGAAGCTGACCATCCTGCTAAGGCTAACCTCCATCTAACAGAGGATCTCATATTGTACACGGCGATGGTAGGCCAGCGAGTCATGGATATTAACTCTGGCAGTGGAAGTATTCTTATAGGAGCTGCTCATAATAGGCTAGTTACTTCTGTAGAGATAGCTCCTCACTTCGTCGAGTGGCAGAGGAGGTCACTAGCACGTATGGTTAAGAGGGGACAGACTAACGCTAACCATTATATACTGGAAGGTAATTGTGAGGACCTATTACCTCTAGAGGCTGACTCTATAGTATTCAGCCCTCCATACTCCAAAGCCATGAACGCTGAAGTCACCAGTGGTATACTCTCCAGAGATACACAGCTGGCTGCAGGAATGGAGGCCTACCGTCATGATCCTAAGAACCTGGGTAATCTAGACAACTTCCTATATAACAGGACTATGCAACGGATATACCAGTTATGTTTTGAGAGTCTGCCTAGTGGAGGTAAGCTCAGCCTGTTGATTAAGGATAGGATATCCAAGGGAGGCAGGATAGACCTTGGCCGCCCAGCAGTTAACATGATGGGCAAGATAGGGTTTGAAGTCTTCGAGTGGCATAGATGGCATACTCCTGGCAGCATGTTTACTAAGATACACCAGTCCAAAGGGCGCCGAGTTGTTGAGGATGAGCATATCATCATTATGGAGAAGCCGTAATGGAACACACAGACGTACCTATGGTTCATGTTGATAAGTCTGGGATAGAGGTGTCTCGAGACTCTATAAGGTTAGACCTTGCTACCTTTGACGGGGTGGCTGGAGTTGTAGTTTATATGCCTCACACGTCAGCGAAGAGGCTAGCCATGCTAATGAGGAGAACACTTAAAGATTTTGAGCGAGAGCACGAGGTTATCATTGTTAGAGACGACGAGTTAAAGCACATGGACGTGGCTAGGGAGGATTGGTGATGGACAAGTATTTAGCATGAGGGCTCACTTTGGTACCCACCCCAATGCAGCCCAACTATGGCAGGATACTACAGGTAATCACCCTCCAGTGATTGCTATTGATACTGAGACTGTCAGTCTAAAAGACCGTACACTATTGGGTGTAGGTATAGCCGTATCACCAAGTGACGCCTTCTATGTGTCGGTAGGAGACCCCTCATTCCAGGAAGTTATAATACTTCTACAGAACCCATATGTAGTTAAAGTACTCCATAACGCTCTCTATGATATAAGAGTTCTCAGACCTTGGGGTATAGACGTCACTCTAGTTGAAGACACTGCGATTATGACGAGGCTGATAGGACTAGGTGGAGTGCTGGAAGAAGCCTCATTCTATGTGAAGACTACTGCTCGCTCGGCCGGCGACGTAATAGATAGTCACGGCGTTAGCACAATGGCGGAGCTGCCGGATAGTGTGATTGCTGAGAAGTGCTGCGAGGATACACTAGCCACATTTCAGCTGTATGAGAAGTTCAAGGATGAGGTACCACAGAAGGTCTACCAGCTAGATAGAAGGGTTATACCTTTGCTAGAGAAGGTTAGCTCTAAAGGTATCCGAATAGACCAGGATAGGCTAGAGCATATTCGGAAGTACTACCAACGCGAGTACTCCTACTACACGGCTGTAGCAGATGGTATAGGGTTCAACCCTAGTAAGTCGTTTGAGGTGGGCTATATACTCAGTGAGATGGGTGAGTTTTTGCCGTTGACCAAGAAAGGTCGGCTAAGTACGGACGAAAATGTACTGCGAGGAGTTAGATCTCCTAAGGCTATTCCAATAGCTCAGCTGACACTATTATTTCGCAGAGCCCAGAAGATGTTAGGGACGTATCTGTTGCCGCTCAAGGATCAGGACCGAGCTTTCACCATGCTGCATATGAACGCTGTGACAGGAAGGATTAACGGTACGAGCGCGGGAAGTAATAACCTAGATAGGGGGTTGCTTAACCTCCCTAAACGAGCGGACTTGGGTAAGCCTGAGGATTTAAAGTATCGAGGAGTGTTCATACCTAACGGGACGAGGCTTACAGAAGCCGATGCTAACCAAATTGAGTTAAGAGTTCTCGCTCACCTATCGGGTGATAAGCGCATGCAGTGGGTGTTCGCCAACGACGGGGATTTACACTCTGATGCTGAGATGGCTATATGGGGGAGTAGAGGTACACGTAGAGATTTTGCTAAAGTGTTCAACTATTCCGTGGCATATAATGCTGATGTGCAGGCTATAGCCGACGGGATAGAGAGTACTGACCTAGTGAGGGTAGCTGCTGAACGGCGCAAGTGGTTGGACACTTATACTGGGGCAGCTTCCTGGATGAATAGCCAGATGATTGAGGGGCCTAGGCAAGGATATGTGGAGTCAGCGCTTGGCCGTAAGATGTGGCTGCCAACGGATAGGGAAGAGAAGCACGTGCTTAATTGCAGTATTAACTGGCCTATCCAGACTTTTGCGGCCGAGATATTCAAGATGTGTATACTGGAGTGTGAGTATCTGGTAGACTGGGCGCTGCTATATATTCATGATGCTCAGCTGTACGAAGGGAAGGTGCCTATTCCGGACCTTAGTAGTGTAAGTGAGGTTCATGTTCCTTGGGAGTCTAAGGTAGGAGATAGGTGGAGCTAGATAATAGGAGGTACTAACATGAGCACGCGAGAGGATACTAGCATCGAGGCGCGGCTGCTGCGGCTGGCGGCGATGGAGGAGATATGCCCCGCCTACGAGGCAGAGGTTGCTGCTGGGATGGATGCTTCCGAGAGTGATACTGACTGCGTCAAGTGTGGCGGCACAGGCGCTTATCCGCTCATCCAGCTGCCTGACGGGAGGACGCTGCAGGAGAAGTGTCAGTGCATAGACAGCTATCAACAATGCTCTGAGTGCTGGAACATTAACAGAGATTTAGATAACTTAGGCCATGTGGAGAAGCTCTACCACGCCGATACGTGTCTGTATCTTTCGTGCCAGGGCCGCGGCTGGGTGCTCGTGGGCGATGCTCCTCACTACGAGACGGCGTTGTGGCGATTACAGGTATGGTTCTTCGAGTGGTATGCCCGACAGGAGCCAGGATATTCAAATATGATGATGTTCGTTGCCAGAGCGAGATTGGCATCCGCGCCAGAAGCCATACTTGAGGACGTCGAGCAGGTGCTGGGGCTCACCAAGCCCGTTACAGAGGAGGTAGGATAAATGGTATTTGAAGACAATTACCTAACCAAGCTAACAGACAAGGAACTAGCTAAGAGGGGGGCATAATGAAATCTCTGCTCTATGTAACGGTAAGAGATGGCAAATGACAATACCCGTCGACTTTGAGCGAGATAGTGATGTGCTGTTTGGAGAGATAGTACGAAGACTTACTAGGTCCATTATAGAGGATACGCCATGCGAATCTTCATAGCCGGGCCCTACGGCGATCACAATACTCAGAAAGTCATAGACCAGAATGTTAGAAATGCTGACAGTATAGGAAGAGTTCTCACCGCTCTAGGCCACTTTGTCTTTGTGCCTCACAAGATGTCTCGTGGCTGGGAGAAGGACTCTAGGATACCGCGGGAGCAATGCTTGGAGTTAGACAAGAGCTTCCTAAAGTACTGGGCAGAAGGACTATTCCGGTTAAGTGGCCATAGTCCTGGCGCCGACGGTGAGGAGGCTTATGCCAGAGAACTCGGTCTTCCTATATTCAGAGTGATAAGTGATACAGAGTCTTATCCGAAGTCCTGGTCATCGGGAGGTAATCTCTAATGGGAACACTGACGATAACTGCGCCTGTCTATAGGGAAGACTCACGTATAGCCGAGATAGAAGTAGTCGTAACGGCTGAGATCACTGGCCCAGGATCAATAGACCGGTGTGAGTGTAAGCATCACTGGGCTAGCCACCGTGCAGGGCAGAAGGAGTGTAGATACTCTCACTACTGTCCGTGCCTCAGCTACAGACCTACAAGTTAGCCGATACATTGTCGGGTCTAGTACTCCCACTCCACTGCCTCACACTAGCCTGACTACGCTGTTTAGCTTGCTGCACACGGCTGGTTAGCATACTCCAGTAATCTCGGTGACGGTCGTCTGCGTCGAGCTTCAGCCTATCAGCTATACCACCTCGTTGAGTTGCAAGGTCTCTGAAACCTGCCGACTGCCGGAAGTAGGCTACAGCTTCCGATAACCAGTGGTCGGCCTCGGATAGGTAAAGCTCACCCTTACTCTGCCATCCTTTAGCTTCGTCAAAGTATGTACGGACTTCCAGTACACGAGTTTGAGCCTCAGCTATGTAAGCCTGAGCCCCGTCTATATACTGACGTGCTTCATTGATATAGCTCGCTGACATTGCGTTACGCTCACGGGCCTCGGCGACGTAAGCCTGAGACATCTCATTACGCTGGCCGGCTTCCACACTTAGTATCTGGGCTATAGCGTTATGTTGTTCAGCTTCAGCTACCAGTATAGCCGAGATAGCATTGCGTCCTCCAGCCTCGTCAATAAACTTAGACGACATAGCGTTACGCTGGTTAGCCTCATCTACATAGGCTTCAGTCATGACTCGGCGGGCTTGAGCTTCCTGAACGTACTGGGTACTCATATTATTACGCTCAGCTGCAGCACCAAGAGCTACCTGAGCTGCAGCATGTCGCTGAGAGGATTCTTCAATTAGCCTGGCAGACATTTCATTACGGGATTGGGACTCCGATATAAATGCCTGGGCGCCTACCGCCCACTCGGCGGCTTCACTAAGGTAACGAGATACCTGAAGCATACGTCCTTCGGCCTCACGGATATAGGTGTTGGCTTGGGCGGTATGTCTGTCAGCTTCGGCCAGGAAGTCCTTGCGTCTGTCGGCGTAGGCTTTAGCTATCTCTATACTAGCGAGTGCGTACTCCTGATTAAGTTCAGCCGCTCTATCGCCGAGGTTAACCTTGTCTATAAGACCGTCGCCTGCTTGGAGGTACTCTTCAGCTCCAGAATCTACATGAGTTGAACTACCCACGTCGTCTACGAGGAAGTCCTCAATTCCTGGATCATCAAATGTCCAGGTGTTCTCAGCGCTCTTGAGGTCGCCAGCTGATGCATCAGTCTTGTGGACTAGTTCTAGGAAGGTAGCAACTTTATCGAGTGCCGTATCTGCTAGAGCGTGGAAGTCGGGAGCGCTAGGGATTTTATCTAAGGCTTCCGTCAGTGAGTTAGTAGCTGCGCTGATGAATGTAGCTACCTGATCGAGAGCAGTATTCGCATCAGTGTTGTTCTGGTCTACTTTGTCTAGCGCCTCTACCGCGTCGAAGACTGGAGACTCTCGACGGAAGTCTCCTGTCAAGTCTGATGTAAAGGACACTGACACTGTGAAGTCATTCGTTCCTTTAGCTGCTACCACAAATCGACTATCGTAGGTTGAATCTCCTGTACCGAAGATATCAATGATATCTCCAACACTAAGCCCGTGAGCGGTGGAGGTGAACTTAGTACTCTTACCTCCATTGGCGGTAGCTGCAGCAGATATATGCCCGACAATAGGACGGAGTTTATCTAGCTCAGTCCCGGCTTCTCCAGTGTGAGTAGCTACCTTACCCAAAGCCGCGCCAGCTTCATCAGTGTGAGTTGTGACTTTGTCAAGAGCAGCATCTGCTTCTGTTCCGCTATGAGTGGCTACTTTATCTAACGCAGTTGGAGCCTTCACAGATGAGTGTTTAGTTACTTCATCTAGCGCAGCCTCAGCCCGGCTAGTATGGGTAGGTATTTTGTCTAAAGCTTTACCAGCCTCAGCAGTATGCGTACCGACTTTATCTAGAGCAGTGTCTGCTTCCCCGGTATGGGTTGCTACCTTAGCTAACGCATCAAATGTAGGCTTGCCTGCAGCTGTACCTATGAGAGACTCTACCTTATCCAGCGCAGTATTGATATCCGCTAGTGGGGTAGTAGTACCGTCTAGAGCAGCAGTAATCTTAGCATACGGGCCGGTTGTAGAGGTTTTGAGTTCATTCAGTGCGGCCTCGGCTGACGCGAACGCTCCAGAAGCGTTAAGTAGCTGCCTGGCTGCAGAGTCCCCGTCCTTGATAGACTGGAGATTCTGCTCCCTAGACTTCATGGCTAAGGCATAAGCTATCACTCCATTAACCATGACTTCATCAAGGAACCTAGGGAATGAACCGTTAGCTGAGTCTGTAGGAGCGGTATGCTCAGCAAAGTAATACACACGGATATGGTCTTTGTCGGCTTGTGAGGATTGAGACTCGCCTTCCGCAGCAGTCACCCAGAGGATACCGGCGAAGATATAGTACTGGTTAAATGATTGAGGTACATCTCCTACAGGCCACTCTATTCTGGAAGGCAGCAGCATGTCAGTTAGGCCGGTAAGGTCTAGAGCTATCCTAGACTTGTCATAGTCCGCAGTGGCGGCGGCTGCAGATAGACCTCCTCCACTTATAGCATTGACCGTTCCGTTAGCATAGTCCATCGTGTAGTCAGTATCTCGAACGTAAGTGGTACCAGACTGTTTGATAACCTCGGACCCGTGTTTGATAGGCTTATTAGCTAGCGACACAGCAGTGCCTATTATCACAGTGAAGGACTCAGCCGTTACCTTGTAATCTATAGTAGTCTCCTGAATCTTCTCGTCGGGTATGAGCCGACTAAAGTCTCCAGTAACTCTGTCAACCATGCGGTTGAGTTCAGCATTAGTCCAGACAACTGTGTCGGTAGTTGGAGAGGACAGCTCCAGCCTAGCAGAGTCTCGTATGGTAGATCGGTTAGCCATAGCCTACCTCCAGTACGTTAGGGTTCCGTGGCTATTACTTGGACTGCTCCAGTCCCAAATCGTACGGCCAGTTGAGTCTTACCAGAGCCGTTATCTTTAGTATAAAGCTTCCCGGCATTAGAAGCGGCTGTTGGGTCAGTTGTTTCGGTAAACTTAACGTCCTTGGTAACATCTCCTTGATCCATAGAGGCTACCCCTGCAAAGCACTCATCAGTATGGACCTCAGTAAACGTAAGCGCTTGTGAGCCTAGCTGACGTGTGGAGTCCGCGTCAGGATAGACACTGGCGTATAGTGAGATATCCGAGCCCGTTCGAGGCCTCAGCTGATTAGTATACAGTGCGTTGATATACCCATTATCGAAGTAGTGAGTACTGGTTCCAAAGTCCCAAGGTCCGCCAGGTGTTGAACGTAGTATACCGTTGATATTGAATGTAGTACCGGTGATAGGATCTATCTGGTCGGTTTCTAAAGTAAAGAAGGACCCTCCAAGAAAGGTTTTAGTCGAGGCCTTAGACCCTACACGGTGGAGGTTATTTGCCGACGGAAATACGTCATCGTAGATGTCTATAGCTTGAGGTGCTACTGAGAATGCTTGGATGCCGTCGGTGAATACTTTATCACCGTAGATGTTAGCCCAGGCTTTAGTCGATGAGCCTATATCGTCATTTGAGTCTGTATCATTCACTATATTGCCCTGAACTTCTAGAGTCCAAGGAACTGAGTTACCCATCAAAACTGAAATACCGCTATCGTCTTCTAACTCCACCTTGTCAAAATCCAGGAATATCTTGTTGTTCTTTGTGCCGGAGCCTACCTCTGCTATATTAAACGCACCTACTTGGTCGTGCCAAAGAGATATGTTCTTATATGAAGCTCCGTCAAAGGAGGCATATCCCCCACCTGCAGCGTTAAACAGTATCCCGTCTTTGTCAATAACCACCGCCCCATCGCCGGCAGTATACTTACCTGAAGATGAGAACGTCTCAGCTTGGACAGACTGACGACCGTGCTCGGGCATAGACCTCCATACCCAAGGCCTTATATACCTATTCCAGGAGGCGAATGGAGTCCACTCTACATCTACACCGCCCATATGTATCTGGATTTGGTATATGCCTACCTGGAAAGTACGTACTAGCCTAGACACTCGCCCATCGTAGGTCTTACCAGACCGGCTATCCTGCACCCTAGCCACGTCCCAGACTTCCTGCCCAACGTTCATAGGGGCAGTGACTGTACCCTGACTGCCGTTACGCTTAAGCCGTTTGATAGCCCGCTGGGCTCGAGTGACGGCTATAGGACCACTACTAACCGTGTCGTCTACTACAATCTCGGTGAGCGTACCCAGAGCAGTTTCGGAGTCTGTGTCCGTATCACTGCCAGAGTGTCTAGTATCTACACTACCTGGCGGTACGTTAGTGTAGGTAACCTTGTTAGGAATGATAGGAGCATCTCGAAGTGCTCCCACGTTGAAGGAGTGGTCTGTGTCATAGGTGTAGTCTATCGGTGTGAGAGTATCGTCAACATGTTTGACATGGAACCCGTCCTGCTGGACAAACACTGCTAGTAGTGACTCGGCCAGTATATCGTGGATAGTAGCAGTGATATTCTGGGCAAAGTCTGAGGAGTATTGAGGCTTATCATCGTCGCCCTGGCCGGCTACAGCGGAGTCCAGTGATATACTGTAATCATGGCCTACTACTATCTTGGTTGCCTTCGGCTGGGTAGTGGTAGCACTCCAGGTTAGAACCCTAATTCTGATGTAGTATAGAGAGCTGTTTGGAAACGCTGCATCAGTACTATTGAGGTTCTGAGCTGCCCAGTCGGTAGGCTTATCGAAAGTGATAGTCTTTAGCTTGCCAACAGTATACGCGGAAGTGTTATCTACCTCCCCAGAAACCGCGCCCCATACAGTCCCGTTCCAGTACTCAACTTGAGTAGTCCAGGTACCTACGCCTACTTGCGTGATGTCTAAGCTAACCGTATCAAACGTTGTGGCCAGTCCTAAGTAGAACGCATCACTAACGCTGCCAGGGTTAGGCATAAGAGTAACATCATCAGCTGAGCCTAAGTCCGCTCCATCGGTAGGATCTTTAGCCGCGTCTGTGTAAGATGTATAAGCTACCCCCGTCTCGTGAAGAACTGCCGCATCAGCGATAGTACCTCCAAGTAGCTCCATCAGTATGTGACGGACTTCTACATCTTTAGCATACTCAATCCGGGTGGTTACTGTCTGCTTCTGCCACTGAATCCTCAGCAAATCCCATAAGGACATTAGTAGCAGCTCTACATGCATATGACCTTCGTAGCTTATACTCCTCTGCTCCGCCACAAACATAGGAGGTCCATTACTCACACGGTCGCCGGAAGCGGTATTAAAACCCCAGCCTATATCGCAGCGGTAGCCTTTGAAGTCTAGGACGTTAATAGCCTGGTCGAAGTCATCCAGCCGAACTATCCCGGATATGGGCAGTCCTGATTCACTCACATCAAGCCCGCCCTTATCCTCATCGAACCAGGACTCCAGCTGCTGAACAAAGACTAGCCTATTAGTAGCATCGGTGGTAAGGTAGGTTCGAGTGGTAGCTCGATCTCTTGACTTGAATACTACAGACAAATAGGGAGTTCTGGAGGATGACTGCTGAGCTGTTGTAAGATCAGCGTGAAGCGTACGCATTAGCTACCTTGCGTTAGGTAGCTCTGATGGAGCCTTTTGCAGGTATCCTAGAAGCTTTGACCCGTTGCGGAGAGATTCGAGAGTCAGAGTAGGTATAACCCAGCCTACTACTTTGACTATAACGTCGAAGTCAGTGTCCTCTAAAGCGTAGTATCCGTTAGAGCACGGAGCCTCTAATATGGCCATAGCCTTGTTGAGGGGATCGATCTCTTGAAGGTCTAGTACCTGCCCTCTCAACTGAGTAACCTGATTACTGGGCTGGTACTGTAGTACCACCTCGACTACTGAATCAACGACTGAGATATTCTTAGACTTACTGAGATCACTGGCGTCAGTGAACCGTTTGACAGGCTTACCGTCTAGGAATATGAACGGCTCGTCTTTGATATATCTCAAAGGCTTACTCTATCTAAGTGGAGAAGTCGCCTATGACTGATACTGGTATGTCAGTCTCCGGTTTGACTGGGACAGGCTTTGTAGCTTCTTTAACCGCGTCCTCGATCTCCGCCTTCATCTGTGTGGCCGTCTGCCCCTTATCAAAGACGAGGGCGATCTGCTTTGGCTGTTCCGCATCCACATCGGTCGGCTTTGACCCCAGCCGTATCCTGACTGACGGATAGCGCGTGTCTGTTCCCTGATAGACCGTGTAGTTTGCCATCTTTACACCACCTTTTCGTCTACGTATAGTCGGATCGTCATATCGTCATTCGTGTCGACCGAGCCGGTCTCAAGAACCCGGAATTTCCCGCCTGTTTCCAGCACTAATTCGGGTGGAAGCGGTATGAAGATGTCGGAGCTGTTGGTGAACGCAGTCTCTCTGGTAACCCCCGGCATAAGATTGTAGTGGCGGGTTAAGCTGGCCGCCTGTGTGGCCCCGAAGTTGATGAGGAGAACATCTCCAGTGCCAGTTGGCAGGACCAGAAGCCGCAGTTGCCGGTTTCCAGACGTAGCCGTTGTTGCCAACTGCACGTAGCAATAGAGTATTTTCCATTGTCGATTGGAGGGCACGGTAAACGTCTTGTCTATATCGTTAGCCGACTCATCTTGTTGTAGGGCGGCTCCATAGACGTGGTTGACTCCCGCCACCCCTAGCAGGGGAGTCGCGCTCCCAGGAGACCGCAACCTGTCCCAGGTAGTCCCGTTGAACACGTGGGGCAGCGCGAGAACATCCAGGATAGTGGTCGGTTGCGTCAGGGCGTCAGCGGGGGTATCCCCCTGTCCAATAACGTTGGTACCTTCCAGGAGCTCGGTGTAGACATTGCCTTCAGGAGACACCCGAATCCGGCGCACGTCCCCTTCGTCACCAGACGCAGGAGAGGTCTCATCTACGCTGCCACCGATCTGGACAGGATTACCGGACTCAGCATCATCACTAGCAGCAACACCCTGTACCTTTGGGTTAGAGACAGTTTCCTCGCTCATACAGTATACTCCTACGGAGTCCCATAAAGCTGAACATCTACCGTAGCGTTGGACTCACCAGTCTGCTTGATCATCTTGAAGTTCTTGATATCCTCGTAGCCGGTTACTTTCCACTCAGATCCTACCACATACTCTTTCTCGCCATTACCGCCAGCAGCATCAGGAGCTGCTGAAGCTAGACCAAAGATCTTACCACCACTACGGTGCTGAAAGTCTGCCACGAACCTATTGAGAGGCGCACCTGTAGTTTCCAATAAACTGGCAGTTATTCCAATAGCCGTGTCTACTGTGATTGTCTCGGCAGCCTGTTGAATCAGAGCCATAGCCTACTCTCCTTCGTCCAAGCCTCTGCGTAGTTGTCGACCTCCCAGACTACCCGCTCCATCACCAGTGGCTTTCCTAGCCATGCTTGTAACCATAGCTACACATTCTTTGTGAGATTTCTTACCTTCCCGAACACACTCTGATATAGATTCAGATACGGCAGACTTGACAGCATCGTCACTGGAGTCAGGTCTAAGATTCTCTACATGTAGCGGCATTGACTACTCCTATGTGACTGTGATAACGATATTATAGGTTCGGTCACCGGCAGCGTATGCCGCTGCATGAGCTATTGTAAGTGTTCGAGCAGCTAATGCCTGCAGTAGGCGTTTGACCAGGTCCGGCAGTTTGTTAGTACCATATGCCGACTCGTCAAGTACCACACGGATACCGAAGTCGGCGGAAGTACCTCCTACAGTGACAGTAACTTCGTTTGTGGAGGTGGAGCCAGCAACGTAAGTCGCGGCGTATACTAGACTCAGTGTATCTATAGATAGAGACTGTAGGACCTCTCTAACTATATCAGACTTGTCATCTGCTGATAGAGATGAGTCGCCAAGTATCTCAACACCGTAGTCTGTAGCCACTACTAACTCCTAATTATGGGGGAGAGAGGTGGAGCCTAACCCCTCTCCCCCGAGCCAGGAAGGTTATTCTAACGTTAGGAAGATAAGGCTGAACTCCGTAGTCGGCCCTACGTCCATTACGTAACCGACTTCAGCCTCGTCCTCAGCAGTCCCGTCGCGGTCCAAAGGCTCAACTGCCCCGGCAACACCGTCACTCGCCCTTACGTGCTGACCGATAACAACTGTACCGTCGGTAAGCACTGCAGCAGGCCCACGGGTCTGTACCCAGCCAAAGCTGCCGTCTGCTCCCACACCTAGCCCCGCGCCTACCAGGACTCCCGTCACGGTGGTAGGCATCTGAATGACTTCTTTGTACCGGCTCTTGATCAGAGCTACGGTTGCACCAGATATAGCCAAAGCTAAACCTGGGTCCCACAGAGTAAACAGGGAGTTACTGGCCGGCGCATCGTGGGACTTAATCGGGTACCGATAGCCTTTACCAGTGCCAGTCTCTATCTTCATGAAGCCGCCAGCGTACTCGTCCTTGACAAGAGTGATAGTGTCCGAGAACGAGATTAACGTGGCTCCCTTGGCCTGCGAAGCGCCAGAGCCAGTTCCGTTGGAGTTAAGGTCGTCGTGAGCTCCGTCTGGGCCCTCAGCCTGAATCATGTCGCCGGCGGCAGTGGTATTTCCAAACTCCACGTACCGGTAAACCGCGTCTATTGACGGGTCCCAGATCATGGAGCCTATCGGGAACTTCTGCGTTGTGGTGACTACATGCAGCTCGTTATCTTTGATGAGCGACTCGAGTCCCTGGATAGGACCGGCAAAGACCGCATCCCTAGCAAGGATCAAAGTCAGCCCGTTCTCATTTTGAATCCACGGCATTGTCCGTAATTTGACCATTTTCCAGCCTCCTCCTATGGTCTATCTATCTCCCATACGGGAATCCCACCCGTTAACTGCAGGGAACAGTACTACTAGCTGCTAAGGAGTGACTTCGGCGTCGGTTATGTCGTAGATGCGGCCAAGACTGTGCTGCGCTCCCAGCGTCGGAGCAAGATACGACACAACCCGCTCACCTCCGGAGTCGTAGTCTTCAAGCACCGGGAATGATGTCCGTTTGAACACCTCACCTACGTCACGACCAGCACCCCCGAATAACAGAGCAACTCCACCGTCTTCGGTCTGGCCAAACCTTATCCCGAATATGGTGAACATCTCAGTACCGGAAGTATTCTTGGCTCGTATGTCGGAGCCTACACCGGTATTGGCCTGCTCGGCAACTAGGAAGTCCGACCTAACTATCGGTACTCCCCGGAACATGGTGATTTCTTGGCCGGCTTCACCTAGCATGCTTGAAGCCTGCAGCATGTGGTGGGTTACGCCTGAGCGGACCAATCCGCCTTCAGCATAACCCGCGTCGATACGGTCTGCGATCTGGCTGGGGACAAGCAGTATAACGTTGTCCTTGCCCAGAGTGTGAATCTTCATGGCTGTGAGAAGAAGTCTAAGGTTAGACAGTGCAAGAGCTCCTTCACCCTCGTCTATGTCTAGGTTCCCAGTGTTCTCCTCGGCCATAGCGTGGAGTCCGTCAAACTCCTTAGCGCTGCCGTACGTCACGTCTCCGTAGATCAGCTTGTCCTCGACGAACCGAGTGGCTCGCTTGACTAGCTGCTGAATCATGGTTGCTCGGTAGTCGTTGATGTTGGTATACGTGTCAGCAACGAAGTTGTCCAGGGCGTCCTGGCGAGCAACACGCTTCAGTGGGGTCGTGATCTGATCGAGGTCAGCGTCTGAATTCCAGGTGATCTGCTCTCGAATGTCTACGAACTCTGCCCCGTCAGAGGCAGTCCAGGACTTCTCCCGATTGTAGACGAGATCCTTACCATTCACCTGTTTAACGGGCATCCTGGGTACCAGCTGCCCGCCTTCGATAACAGTCTGAATGATGCCTTTAAGCATCATGGATTGAGTGAGCTTCTCGGCTTCAGCAAGGCTCGCCCAGTGACCTACTACTGCCATTGCCTTATTCCTTTCTGCTTAGGTTAATCTGCAGCTAGTGATGCTGCGATAGTCTCCCTGGCAGAAAGGTCGGATGGCGGCGCGTTGGGTCCGCTACCCGCATCGAGGTTCTTGGGATCTGGAGCCTCGGTTTTAACTGCTGGGAGAACCTTCTCTAGAGCGTCCAGCTGGTCTTCACTCATGTCTTTCAGACTGTCTTCTTTCAGTCCGTGACGCTCCATAAGTTGACTTCGGCGGGTCTCGGACAGCTTAGCACTAGTCTCAGCTAAAGTCTTGGTTGTCTCCTCGACCTTAGCATTAGCTGTACTTAGCTGAGCTTTGACTTCCTCAGCCTCCTTAAGTTGGGCCTCTACAGCAGTTCTTGCTGTCGTCAGCGCATCCATATCGCTAGTGAGCTTAGTGATTTTCTCGTTAAGCTCAGTAACTTCGGAAGCGTGACTTCTCTTCAGAGCTATGAGGTCAGACTCAGGTACCGTCCCATTGGATGCACCGTTATTGCCTGCGTCACTGCTTGAAGAATCTTGGCCGTCTGGCATAATACCCTCCATCATCCAGTTTATCATACAAGGGTTGCGATGTCAACATTAGGTGTGTGCTTGTTATTCTTCCTCTTTTATGAATCCATAATTAGTCCTCAGCCTCCGCCATGCTTCGCGACCTTTATTACTTACCGGCTGTCTGCCCGTCCAGAGTACTAACCTCGCATCCATCTCTGGATCAAGCATACGCAGACGGCGACGGAATTCTGTCAGCTTAGACTGAAACTGAGATACGATATTATCTCCAGCATCATTCGTTTCGGCTAGCAGCTCTCTCCTCTCATCCACGTCGTCTGTAGCATTAGCTCTACGAACCACAGCCTGGTCATCTTCGGGGAGTTGGCTTAGTACCAAGTCAAAGGTGTTCTGATAAGGCCTCACATACTGTTCGTAGTCCTCCCGCCGATGACGTTCGAGAGGAGACTCTGATCCTCTAATCCGCTTGTTAAACGACTCCTGGCGGCTTGGAGGAACCGCACCAGCAATCATTTGACGGGTGAGGAAGAACCTATCCCAGTCTGGAGTGATCTGGCCTATCTCTGGGTCTAGACGTTCTTCAAGCTCAACCTGGAAGTATAAAGCTATTAGCTCGCTCTCCACGTCCATGAGTATGGGATCATAGCCCATGAGTTTGGACCATTCTTTACGCTCATCTAACGTCAACGGTATGACTACGTCTTCTCCGTCAACTTCTGATATGAACCTAGGGTCAGCCTGCTTATCTTGTATAACCTGATGTACTCGCTCGTTCAGCTTTCGCGTCTCTGCAAGCCACCATTGACGGTCCCGTAAGCCGCTGAGCCATTCCGAGTCTAGGTTATACTGAGCCTGGCTAGTAGAGTTAGATTCTCTCTCAACCTCATCCCAGAACTGACGATATATAGCTAAAGTCTGTCCTAGTTCAGACTCTTGGAGATAACCGGAAGCTCCACGGAATTGAGTGAATCCCTCAAGCTCTCGTACTATCTCCTTACACTCAAACGGGACACCTATGAATTCTTCTAACCTCAGCCCTGCCCGTTGAGCTTGCTCTTGAACCGCCTCCGTTATGCCCGTACACTCGGATATGACCCGTCTAGCGTCACGCTCGAACTTGAGTCTCTCTTCAGGTCTGAATCTTAATAGCCCCATGTGAATGTTGACTAAGTTGAATTGAGCTACCTCTCGCTGACCCTTAGCCCACCAAGCTTCATCATCCTCGGTCAGCTTAGTACCAGACACTCTTTTGGTTAGTATATCTAGGCCCGGTCCTCCAAGCTTACCTACGGCCTGGCTAACCTGGTAGTCTCTAAACCTATTAGGCATAAGCTGCTCAAGTATAGTCTTAGCTGACGCACTATCCGGGCGAGCAGCTATATAAGCTTCCAAGGGAGTTTGGATTAGTGGAGGTATAATCTCACCTAGCTGACTCTGACCGGTAGCGGCTCCAAACGCCGCAAAGCTTCCCGAGATAAATATATTAGGATAGAATCCAAACCGACTCATCTGGTCAAAGGCTGATGCTAGACCAGGTACTCGGTCGTAGAAGTCTGGATAGTCCCGCTGAATTAGCCGCCTCATCCCGCCCATCCAGATAGTTCCACGGAGGAAGTTAACCTCCCAGCCTCCAAGTGGAGTCCTCACATATCCGTTATCGGTGTAGTCTTGATACTTAGCTAACGACGCCTGCATACCTGGGGTGCGAACGAAGCTTCTAGCCAACCAGAACATTCTATGAGTCTCATAAGTCCAGAATGGGAATATTGCTCGTCCTACGGCGTTAACTGCTGTGGCGCTAGTGTAGTCTGGGAAGTCTAGCTCAAACTGCTTGCTTGTGCGATCGAACGCTCGTTGACGGCGAGTTCTCCACGAGTCATCAAATAGCTCGGGTGCTTCAGTCCTAAGTCTACTCCTCACACGATCACCGAATTTCTTAAGTGAAGCCCTTCCTTGCTGGGGTAGTAGACTCCGACTACGTTGGCCCAGGCTTATAAGCTCTCTCTTTAATGCTTGTACCTGAGCTATACGAGGTCCGGCTACACCTGCTACTCCAGGAGACTGTCTCATACCTTGAAGTATCTCGTCATACACCTGGCCTATAGCAGGCTTTGTAAATCCTAAAGCTTCAGGCAGTGTTCCAGGACTAACCGCTTGATCTCTAGCCATGACGGTCTTGGCTCTAGCGTATACCTGCTCTACCCAGAGTAGCCTATCCTTAAACGCTCCTATCTCTGGGATATAGAGCCCCCGCGATAAGTCGGTAGGTACTGAGTTAAATAGCTCTGAAATGTGAGCTAGAGTCAGTTCACCGTCACTCACGTTACGTATTTTGCCTAGAGGAAGATTCCCAGTACGAGCCTGCGACTCTAGTGTCTCAGCTGACGACTCTGCCATAGGAGATCTCATCCTCTCCCAAAGAGCGTCGCGGCTAAGGTCAAACTCTCGCCACCAAGCCTCGATTTCAGGGTGAGTTGTAGTAGGTTTTCCACCGGAAGCACGAATCTTAGCTTCAAGTGTCTTAAGCTCAGATGTTAGCCTCTGTGTTAGGTTCATCTGCTCAAGTCTCACTTCACGAATAAGAGCAAAATGACGTAGATGTTGGTCGAGAAGCTGCTCGTATTGGGTCCGCGTAGCGTCATCCAGTCCTAGTCCTGAAGGCCTGGCTTCAAACACTGACGCCGGTACGACCTGCTCCGGTCCAAACAGCTGCCCACCTCCTCCTATACGAACACCTCTAAACTCAGTTATCTCCGGATGCAGGATAGTTAGCTCTCTACCCAACTGCCTCACAGCAGATACACCTAAGTCACCGACATCACTCCCAAAAAGAGCAACCTCAGCACTTCCTAACTCATCCCCAATAGTGAGATTCAACTTCGTTACAAAGTTACCTTCTAGATCTTCGACTACATATGCAACGGCCCGAGTGCCTGGCTCTATGACTGGAACCTCTTCAGGGTCTATCTCAACTCGTCTAAGCCTAAACCGGCTAGGTTGCCGTGAAGTAGACTCTATAGCTCCTTTCAGCATAGTCACATACTGCTCTACACGCTCGCCAGAATCCTTAATGAAGGGTGCTAGTACTCCCTCCCACATCTCGTCGTGTATCCGGACTTTAACAGCTCGGTTAAGGATATTATCTGTATACTCCTTAGTCGCACGAAGTTGAGTGTGTATAAGATCTCCCGCGTTCTCAGTGATAAAGTGTAGCGTCTGCACGTAGGAGTCGAACTCAGCTTGAGTAGTCGGAGGATTCTCCATTAGTGCATCGACTAGGGAGTTTAACCTCTGCCTCCCCAGCTCTGGCCCATGCAACACTTCCTGCATGATGAGCTCTTCAACGTCATCGAAGGTCTGGCTAAGCTGTGGAAATAGCTGGTCGGACTCTAGCTTAGCTATGATATGATCTGAGCCGGTAGGACCTATATCTGGATACTGAGAGACTAACTCTCTAACCTTGGCAGCTCTAACCTTCCCAGGAGTGAAGTCGTCGCCCAAGCGACTAAGCGAGTCTGCTAAGGTTGTGGCTCTGAGCTCTGCCTCCTTGGTTACCTGCCTTATAACCTTGGCGTCGACCCCAGCTGCTAGAGTACTGGCTTCTTCCTGGATTATCCGATCTACAGTACTCATAACATCAGGAGCGTCGCGCCAGAGCTCCCGTGCGATTCCACGGTTTAGGTAGTTGCCTTGCTGCTGGAGACCCACCTTAGCTCCAGTGTTTATCAAAGCTTCTTCCAGTCCGCCATAGAACTTCTGCCAGGCTGTTAGCCTTCTACGGGAAGCCCGTCGGTAAGCATTATCACTCATAAACGGAAGCTTACCCTTAACCGCACGTAGAGTGTCGGATATAGGCAGTGATCCTAGCTCCAGAGTTACTCCCGCAGCTTCTTCAAATACGGGTTGTCTCCCACTGAGCCCGGTAGTCCTAAATACGAGCTCGCGAGCCTGGTTACCTTCATACATAGGATTAAGCCCTGCGTATATAGTCTTGGACCCGTTCTCCATTACGTTGAATGGAGAGTAGAACGTAAACATGAGGTACATTCTGGCGGCCCCGCGACTGACCTTATCCAAGTGATTGGCCCAGATAGCTGTAAGTCTGGCGCCTGCTTGAGCTATTGGAGCACCCATAGCAGCTTGCTGAATCTTTGTCGGTACACTGCTGCTACGATAGCCTGCTTCAGTGTTAGCTCTCACATGGTCGAATACACGGCTGTAGAGGTTAGGGACAGAACTCGCGTCGTCAACGATGGCTAGTGCACGAGTGTCGACTTGGTCTACTACTTCCTGGATAATGGCTTTAGATGTAGTAGGCGTAGGAGTAACACTTCCCATACCTTGAAGCTCTGGAAACTCTCGCAGCATCCACCTCTGAGCTATATCAGCGGTATTAGGACTTGTATCACGAACAAGATTAGCTGGGCCGTCTCTAAACCTCTTGGGTTGTTGGGTTACAAACTCCTCAAACGCTTCAGCGAAGAACTCCTCCTGATTTCTGGGACTAAGATTAGGATGAATACTTGAGAATCGCTTCAGTATTGACGGATCGTCTATATGTATAGCATGGGCTATTTCATGAGCAACCTGACTTCTCACTCCTATAGCTGTACTGGGATACACATAAACTTTCCTAGTAACACGGTCTAGGCTGACATCTAACGAGGATTCCGCCAAAGCAAAGTCATTTATCCTAGATCCAATATTAGTTTCTGTGTGCCTAGTACGTTTAGTTAGCTCCTCAAAGAAGGTTACAGCCTCATCAATTGTACCTACCTCTGATAATACTGGAAGATTTTCAGGCTTAGGGGTTCTTGCAACATCTAGCATTAGACTTGCCGCCTCGTCGACAGTAACCACTCTACCGTCTAATCCCATAGTCTGCCCGAGTAAGTCGTCAAGCTGTAGTATCTGATTAGCGTCTAACCCGTCAACTCCTAACCTTCTCGCCCAGTCTGCAGCCTGCTCAGCTGTAACTGGGTCCCTAGTCCTTAGTATCCTCCCTGCAGCAGTGAAGTCGTCTACCACTCCTGGGTTAGCCTTCTGCGCCCCCATTGACTGACGGAGGGCTTCTTGAGCTTCTTCTAGAGGTATGTCTCTAAATACTCTCTGCATCCCAGTGTTTCTAGCACTGAATGTCTCGACTGAAGCCTTAACCACCCCCAGTGCAGCCCGTGTTTCTGCTGCTAGTACTGCATCTAGCGGCTTAGGCACCGCATGATACATACCCCTCTTGAGCCCCAAGAACGCCAAGTCCGTCCCCCGCATGAAGCCAGTCTCAATACCCGCTAGCACTGGCCCTACCTTGGGAATAGGCCTCACAATGTTGGCATACATGCCAAAGCCGAAGTAGCTAATCGGGTCTACTAGCACCTCCGTCATGAACTTCTTAAACCCGTTAGCGTGATGATTCTCAAAGGCATAGCCTAGAGCCTCCCAGGAGTTGAAGTCTGGGCTAGCACTGGCCTGCTCATAAATCCTGGTGAATTCGTGGAGCTCCTGCTCGCTGGGCTTCAGCCAGTCAAAGGTAGCTATACCTTCAACTCGGCCAAGTGCTCCTCCTATCAGGGGTACCTCACCCAGTATAGGATCCTGCTTAACCCCCGCAATATGGCGGATAAATGCTCCCGATAGAGGCTTAGTCACGTTATCAATATAGTAGTTGGCAGGTATTAGCATAAACGCTAGAGGCTTACTTAGCATATCCCGAACTACTCGGTCAGTAATCATTCTTTCTAGAACATCAATCTCTGTATTAGCTAGACTACTCTGCATAACTGCCAGTCGAGCGTCATTCTTGACTAGAGACTCTCTCAAGTTAGTGAGGTTATCTTGCATAGCATCGAGTTCAGCCTGAAGTTCATCCTGACCAAATCCAGCATCGGCAAGTAGAGCCCGCTGTTCTGCCGCAGTTACACCTTCAGGTAGCTTAGGCTGGCTGATCTCAATCATTGTCTCGAGAAGGTCACGACTACTTCCTAGCAGCACCCCGTAGATACTTGCACTTCGTTGACGGCCAACCTGAGCTATGATCTGATCTCGGCGGTCTTCGGTCATCTTAGGTCTATCTCTAACTGCAAGCTGCCTAACCGCACGATCCATCATTATACTAGCCCACTGTATATCTTCGCTTGATAGCCCGTCTACGCCGTATTGAGCTAGAAGCTGCTCAGGAGTCCGCAGAGGGTTATCCCCTTGTACCGCGTTAGGTATGATTTCCAGTATATGCCGCCTCCAGTTGAGGCTCTTAGCTTCAGTGACTATAGAGAGTGAAGCTTCTTTAATCTGAGTTTGACGTAAGACTTCCTGAGCTATAAATTCGGGAGTCTTAATAGTAGGAACAACTGCTGGAGGATTAAGACCTGTTGGATTGAACTGAGCAAACGTGTTAAGGAAGGAAGCTCCCGCTATTTTAAGCTTATCTATCAAACCTAAAGGGTCAGGCCTTCCTAGCGGAGGAGGTCCTGGCCTGATAGTAGGCTGTATAGCTACATCCGCCGCAGTTCTATCCAGCTCTTGAGTTGGCGCAGGATCCTCTCCAGACAGCACTTCCTGCCTACGTCCTAGAGCTATCTGCGCTGAGGTGAGTGTAGCCCGTTCTCTCGTGAACCCTGGGAAAGGTTCAGTCTTAGGGTCTACTCTAGGTATAATATCTCGTCCGGGCTCTAGTATTTTAGCCATTTATCTACCTTGTAGTACTTCCTGAACTTCTCCAGGTAAGGCCTCAGGCCTAACTCCTGGTTCTGTAGTAGGTCTCTCGTTAGCCTGGCCAAACCCAGTGTCACTGGCCAATTGCGCCGCTCGGTCAAGAAGCTCAGCCATATCAGTATCTCGATTAGCTCGGGCCTCCTCGGCAGCCTGTGACAACTCGTGAATAGTGAATACTAGCTTGAAAGGTTCGCTTTCCAAAGCGTCTGCCGTCCGCAATCGTCCCATCTCGATCATAGCGTTTTGGACTTCAGGGAATAGGTTATCGTATAGAGTTTCGGGAGATAGTCTGAAGTTAGGGTTAAGTACTCTAGCTGTTGATGCCCGCTGGATAAAGTCTCCAGGGATTTCTATAGAGTAGTTGAAGTCTAGAGTGACTTCCTCAGGTAAAGCAGGAAACGACTCTCTTCCCATATCCATACCCCAGACTCTCTGGTGCATGATGTTCCGGCTGCCCATTTCTCCTGTTATGTCTCTGACCGCGCCGTAGAAGGGGTCTAGCACTTGCTTACTAGCTGCAGTTACCTGGTTCATGAGGAAGCCTGATACCTGCTGCGTTATATTCCCAAAAGTGATGTCACTGAATAAACTCCGCTGCACTTGGTTACGTAGGTCAAACTGATGACCTCGGAACTCAGCTGGCAGAGGTGGAGGGTCTAGCGGGTAGATGTCTTCGCCAGGCTCGATAGTGAAGATCGCTCCACGTTCATAGATGTTCTCAGGTGTGACTACCCCGCCCTGCATAGTCCGTTCAACCCATCGAGGGTTAGCAGTATCACGGAGTAGCTGCTGGAGGTATGTCAGCATTTTGTTGTAGTTCTGCTGAATATCCATGATAGGGGCTACGATACTATTACCGATCTCGGCTTTCCAGCTGTCATCTTGGAGTAGTCCCCCATCGTCTGGTAGTCCAGCACAAGGACCTACCAGTATAGGGAACTCTCTAAACGGCGTGAGGGTCTCAGGCTTGACCTCCTCAGTACCAATAGCTACTGCGTGAGTGATGCCGGTAGGTCTCCTCCGCCAAAGGTTATTCACTGCCAAATTCTGAAAGTCGTTAAAGTGTAGACCTGAGCTTTTCCATCCCGACACTCGTACCTTCCATTCAGCTTCTTTCCCGCTTATAGTATATCTCCGACCTACCGCGATAAGCTCACCATCGCTGGAGTACTCCGGATATACCTGGGCAGGATTCCAGACTTCCATCCACCAGCGGTTACTGCTTATAGGATAACTCATAATGCTATACCAGCCGGTGGCTAGCATTAGCCCGATAAGCCTCCGCATGAAGGAGCCTTTAAGTGATACCCGCTTTTCCCGGATACCTAGGAGTAGCTGCCTATCAGCGTATTTCTCGACAGCTCCTACCCTTCGAGACTGGGTTTCAGTGAATCCTTCGGTATCTACACGGAATGACGAAGTCTTAGGCTGTAACAACCACTTGGCCATATTGAACCCGGTGCGTGGGTCAGTGCTGATAACCGACTCCATTTTATCCTGCTTGAGAGTGTCCTCAAGCTGAATCATCTTGTACCAGGCTCGTAATGCTTTGTCTCTTGGAGACCAGAAGCTTACAAGCTTGCCAACTTCTGTTGCTATCTCTTGGTCAGCCATTGTTATTACTCCAAACTACTCCGACTCTAATACCTTAAAAGAGACACCTGCCAGGAATCCGAATATCCCGGTGATAACCGCTGTCACTACCTCTACCGCGCTCATCCTCATACCCACGACGAGCGCCACTACAGCAATCAGCGTGCCGCAGAGGATAGCAGCCATGATTTGCGGGCGAATGTTCGCTTTCATGGTCTCTCCTTACGGCGGACTGATTGTCACCTCAACGTTGTCCACATTCCCGAAGATTTTGTAGACCGTGCTGGTCGCAATCACGAATTCCTTCGTAGCAAACCCGTTACCCAACCCCGTCTCATTCAGGAGCACGTCTATGGTCCCGGCCTTGATGCGCGAGAACTTGCACGGGCCGCCCTTTGTGAAGATGTTGGAGAGGGTGAAGATGTCGACCTTCCCGTTAACGCCAGAGGTGGGGGCCTGTATGCGTATCTGGTCGTAGGTTCCGCCCGATGTAATCATGGAGTCGGCACGATTCCCGCCTCCGACCGCCCTAGCACGAGGAGTCCCTGGTGTAGGGCCGATGCTCTGACCGTCCGAGGCATTGTACTTAATATTGAGCGTGTGCGCCTCAGTCTCGGACAAGTCAAAAGAGTCACAGCGAAATCGGGTTATGATCAGGTGGGTAGTCTCAATGAAGGTCTCGGTGAAGCCCGCGCCAGCAGCGAGTCCGCCGACGAGCACCACGTCCGTCTGGCCGACCGGCAGGGTAGAGCCGGTGACCGCCGTGCCCACGGAAACGTTCTCAATAGTGAGTGCGCCTACTGGGGTACTGCCGAGGTCTACCCGGAGTGTGTTGTTCTCCTCCGAATAGAATATAGGCGCGTCGGAAGGTGCTTGATATACGCCAGAGTCCCCTCGCTGGAACGACGGCCCGTCTAACAGGGTTTCGTTTACGATCACTCCACCGCCGACCGTGGTTCCCGCAAACAGCAGGCCAGCAGCCATCTGCGGAGAGAATCCCATAGCGCGTAGGAAAGAGTACGGGGACTTGCAGACGTTGAAGATCGTTCGCCACTTCGCTGATTCAGCGTTGGCGTACTCGATCTTGGCGAGCAGCCAGTCACGTTTGTCCTGACCGTAGCGGTACCAGGAAAGGGGCCGGCGCTTTACCCATCCCCAACAACGACGGGGTATTGTCCTCATCCGCTTATCCTACAGACCACCGTGCCCACAACGATTCCGACGAGCAGCGTGGCCGTCAGCGCCGCTACGA